AGTTCACGAAGCGTATAGCATCCATGTAGTTGCTCCTGGTCTGGCCCGGCACTTCACGCTCTTGCCCAATGTCGTCAATAACCGCGGCGGTCTGGTTGGCATAACCATCGTCAAATTGACCGATACCGCGGCTCCACACATCCTTAGCTATGTGGTCTATACCACCGAGCTGTTCAATGCGCTCTTTGGAGAGCACAGATGCCATGACTTGTCGTACCATGATCTTGCACAACACGGACTTGCCGGTTGCGGGGGGGCCATAAATGGCCCAAGCCACTGGCTCAGGGCGATCGCTTGACACGAGGTTGAGAGCTGAGCTGTAGCGCGCTTGGATAGACGATAGCATCACCTCAAAGCGCGCAATCCACGCTAGTGTCTTAGTGTCGTGCCGGAATATGCCCTTGAGATCGTGGCACTCGTTGATAAGTCCACGGACGACGTGCACGTGCTCAATAGAAACCTTTGCCTCGCCGGAGTTGAGGCTCTTCGCCAGGTTGTTGACCTTCTGGGCCCAATTGTCGAGCTCGGCCACACCACACTTGTACAGGTTGAGGGCGGGCGTGCCCCAGCGCTGGTGCAAGTAGTCACCGGCGCGTTGCATGCACTCGAGAAGGTAATCGGACAACTCGTCAGTGGAGTTGATGGCGCCCTTGATGGAACTGAGATTACGCAGGCCTTGTGACCAGCGTGCCTCGGGGGTCTTTCCACCAGCTCCAAGCCATGCCATGGACACTGAAACAACAGTGCCAACAGTGCGCTTTGCGAAAGAGGTGTCGGCTTGAGGCCGTACGGGATCCTCTGTGAAATAGTCCTTGATGACATTCCACAAATCGCCAGGTACCAGAGTGGACACAGCCGCGACGATGGATACGCCAGCAGCGGTCTTAGCACCCCAACCAGGCTTCTGTAGGAGCCATATGCCCAGTGCCACAGGTACGATGACCTTCAGCATGCCCTTACCCAAATTAACAAGCTCGTTCACGCTATCGGCCAACGTGTCAAACTTACCCAACGCACGACCAGCTGAGGAAGCGGCGCTTTGGAAGTCTGATGAAGACGCATCAAAGCTGTTGCCAAAAGATGAAGCTGTATCGGTAATGGAGTTGGTGGCTTGCATGATGGCGGTGGACACGGGTGATGTCTCAAGAGAGCGCACTGCGGCGGCCAGCGTGTCACGCAAACGATCCATGGAACTGGGGTCAATGGTGTGAGTGATGGGTATGGTCCAACCAGGTCCCTGGGCGTGTACTGCCACACCATCGTTGGTGCGGCGGCGAATGCGCGTAGGCAGCAGGCACCCGTGGGTGCGAGCTTCCTTCACGTCACGCTTGTTGCGCATGGAGCGAGCCTTGTTGCGCTGCTCAACCCTTGGGCTCTCCTTAAGCGCATGCACCTTGGATGGGTGCTTGACTGTAGGGTAGAGCTCTGAATCCACATGCGGCGGGGGACACTGGAAGCGCCATCCCTCCATGGCAACCTCGTCGCTGGTCTCCACTTCCTCAAGAGATTGCAGGATGGCCGGTGGGGTCATCTGAACTGCATAGCGGTCAGTGAGCGAGCCGACGTGTGTCTGCATGACTTGCTCAAGCACGCCCATGTGGGGCTCAAGGCCGTAGAGGTAGCGAACGACAGGCCGCACTTCAGGACGAAAGCGGGCACGCAAATAGCGAGCCACGGCGTTGCGAACGTTGTCATTGGTTGCGTAGTTGTAGGTGGGTAGGTTGGCCGTGTTGTCAATGAGTTTGTAAGGGAGGCCATTGGTGAGTACGATGGGCACGCCAATAAGGGTTCTGTCAATGCAAGACACAGTGAGTTCTGTGGTGAAAGGAACGTTACCTATCTTGCAGTACTTGGCACGAATGCGCAAGTCCTCATTGAAAGCTCCCAAGAGTAGGGCATAGAGCGCGTTGGATCGAAACCCAAGCTGCTCCGCCCGGCCCCTAATGGTGGCAAGCCACACGTCAAAGGGTGGGGAGTCGGTGAGCATACGCCAAGTGTGTTGCAAGGCGTTTTGCATCCATGGATGAAACAGGGCAGGAGACTTTGATAGCACCTTGAGGCGCACAAACAAGTCATCAACTGTCTTGTTGTCGTAGTGTACAGAGTGGTAGCCGGTGGGCAAGGTTGCCATGCCGTAGGCAGCTACATCGGCAGCGACATCTAGAGGGTTGACAATGAACGAGGGTAACTGGATACGGGTAAAGGGAATCAGAGAGTTGGAAGCCAGTCCAGGGTCAATGGTTGATGGTTCTCGCGGAGGCGGAGGTGGTGG